TTTCTGCCATGCGGTCATACCCGAGGACGGAGGCTTCCTCCGCTAGTTCGGTTAATTGTTCGTTGCCTCTTACGGCGCTACGGAATACGCGGACGGTTATTCCTTCTTCGGCGCAAGCTGTGCTTTCTGTCTTGCCTTCCGATATTTTGGTGATGACTTTTAAAACGCGAGGATATGTGTCATAAGGTAGCATAAACATCTCTCCTAGAAGGGTTCTTACATGGGTGCGCGGGATAACAACAAACGCGAAGTTAGCTTACAACTCGAAACCGAAAAGCAAATTGCTGAACATGTTGCGAGGTATTACGACGATCCCTTGGGCTTTGTCCTCGCAATCTTTCCTTGGGGTGAGGCACAGACCTTTGACGGCAGACCTAACTCGCTAGCAAACAAAAAGGGACCCGAGCCCTGGCAGATCAATTTCCTTACCGATCTGGGAGAGCATATCAAAGAAAACGCCGATCGTAAAGCCATAGGGTTGGATTACTATGTTTGGCGTTCCGGTGTGGCATCAGGCCACGGTATCGGTAAAGGAGCCATGACTGCTTGGTTAATCCTATTCTTTATGAGCACAAGAGCGGATACCCGCGGCGTTACCACAGCCAATACAGGAAACCAATTAGCCACAAAGACATGGCCAGAGCTATCCAAGTGGCACACACTGGCGCTGAATAAGCATTGGTTTACGTGGACAGCTACGTCGTTTTACTTCGCGTTGTACGACGAGAACAAGCGTAAGAACTACGCCATCGATGCTATGCCTTATTCCGAAGATAACACCGAAGCTTTTGCCGGACTGCATAACGAAGGCCGTACAGTTATTTCGATCTTTGATGAGGCTTCGGGCATACGGGGCAAGGTGTGGGATGTTGTCCAAGGCGCTATGACCGATGGCGAGGGGTTCTTCTTTACGTTCGGGAACCCCACACAGCCAGACGGAGACTTTGCAGAAATATTCGAGAGCGAAAGATACAAAGGGAAGTATCACCTCTACACCGTAGATAGCCGTGATGTGAGCCATACCAATAAACAAGCCCTGCAAGATATTATCGACATGTACGGTGCCGACAGCGACGAAGCTCGCGTGCGCGTGTACGGGCAATTCCCCTCCCGGTCTTTCAACGGTTTCATACCCCACGGCGTTGTGGCCGATGCCTCCGACAGAGAGCTTTTTATCGATAGCGGTGCTGCCCTTATCATGGCGATCGATGTCGCGCGGTTCGGAGGCGATGAAACCGTATTCGGTTGGCGCAAAGGACGAGATGCTCGTAGCCGCCCCTTCAAGGCATACAAGGGGCTGTCCACCGTTCAGACCGTGGAACTCGCTATGCAGGAGGTCGCGAAAGAGAAACCTGATGCAGTCGTTGTCGAGAGCACAGGTCCCGGCGCGGGGGTTATCGATCAGTTGAGAGCCCGAGGCGTTCGGGTTATCGAGGTCCATCCAGGATCGGCAGCCGTCGACTTTAAGACCTTCGGGAATAAGCGGGCGGAGATGTGGGCTAAGATGCGGGACTGGCTCGTCCAGGAGGGCTGTATATCTGATGATCTTACGCTTAAACAACAACTTGTGTGTGTTCGGTACCTCCTCGATCGGCAGACCCTCAAGATGCGGATGGAACCAAAGGACGATATAGCGAAGAGGGGCTTGCCTTCCCCCGACCGAGCTGATACATTAGCGTTAACTTTTGGGGCCACAGTTGTGCGTCGCGACGTGTCGGTTGCCCGCAATCGTAACGGCGGCGACCAAACAATTTCGGATTACGATCCGTTTGAACAGTAGTGAGGTGCGATATGGGTGGTAGCGATTTTATGGCTCCAGAGGTTAAAGCCGCGGTTCCCGTACCAGATAAATCTGACGACGAAATACAAAACATCGCAGAGCGGCAACGCCGTCGTCTTTTCAAAGGTGATATGGGCAGAGCGAGCACAATGCTAACAGGTGGCAGCGGCGCGTCCTCCGCGGGCGCTAGCAAAGCGGTTCGCATGCTTGGTGTTTCGGGTGGCTTCTAATGGTAGCTTACGGACTGGCCGCAGATAATAATCTCGTAAAAGGCCAAGACGCTACAGCGTTGTGCAAGATGTACGACGAGGCTCGCCAACTACGAGAACCGTATGAGCCCGACTGGCGTATGGCTGTAGCGCATTGTCGCCCTCGTCAATACAACGTCTGGCTGTCCGGGAGCAATCCTTCGCTACAGGGAAACGCACGAGCGGCTAAACGCTACTCGTTCGACAGTACCGCGGCGAACGCGCTACCTAAGTTTTCTTCTATACTCATGCGGCTTAATACGCCAGTAAACATGCAGTACCAAAAGATCAAAGCTTCCGACGCGGCGCTTATGCATGATCTTACTGTTAGGTCTTATTTTGAGGAAATGACCCTTCGGTTGTTCAAGTTTAGATATGCGTATCGCGCGCGTTTCATTCAGAGCAAATCAGAGCAATACAATTCCCTGGGCATCTACGGCGTGGGCCCGATGTTTATCGGAAAGCGTAAAGCCAATATGCTCGATAAGAAACGAGGGGCTATATACAAAGCTTGTCGCATGTACGACATTTATTTTCTTCTCGATGACGAGGGAGAGATATACGCAGTATTCCGCAGAGTGTGGTGGAACGCTCGGCAATTTAAAACAAAGTTTCCCGGTGTGACTGCGCCGCCCTGCGTAGCAAAAGAGCTGGAGAAGACCGATCCTTCGGAGACGGAATACTTTGAGTTTTTCCATTGCGTAAAACGCCGTGACGATTACGACCCTAAGAAGATAGGAAAGAATAAGCCGTGGGTCGGAACGTATACTGCGTACACAGACAAGATGACGGTTGGTGATGAGGAAGGGTACCTAACCTGCCCCTACATAATCCCGCGTATTGATACAGACAGCGATGAAGCGTACAGCTACAGTCCCGCGTTGCAGGCGCTCCCTTCTATGGGCTCTCTTAACGCGATGAAGAAGTCAGCGTTGAAGCAGGGACAAAAGGCGGTAGACCCTCCCCTTCTCGCTTTCGATGATGGAGCCCTTAGCGGCAGTCAAGACGTTCGCCCGGGAAAGATCATACACGGCGGCTTAAACGCGCAGGGCAACGAGCTCGTTAAGATTATGCGTGGTGGTGATTTCCGCATTTCGGAAAAGCTAATCGAAGACGAGCGCAAAGATGTTCGTGATAGCTTCCTCGTTACACTGTTCGAGCTTCTTGTCGAAAGCCCGGAGATGACAGCGACACAGGTTATCGAACGTATGTCGGAGAAGGCTTCGCTTATGGCCCCCACCATGGGACGTTTGCAAGCCGAGGATATGGGCCCCGGCACGGAGCGCGAGTTAGCGCTGATGGAAGAGCTTGGATACTTTAACGACCTTCCGCTTCCCCCTGCTCTCGAAGAGGCGGGTGGAGAATATGAGATCGAGTATACGTCTCCCCTCGCACGCGGCATGTACGCAGAAGAAACCAGCGGGTTCCTTCGTACGTTTGAGACGGCGGTTCAAGCGGCTACAGCGACAAACGATCCATCGCTATTGTATCCGTTTAATATGAAGGTGGCGCTTCCAGAAATGGCGGAACGCCAATCCGCTCCGGCGCGTTGGATGAACGACATAAAGAAGCAAAATAAAATGGCCGATGATGCCAAAGCGGCGCAGCAGCAGCAGACGATGATAGAGAACGCGGGGTCTCTCGCGGGCGCGGCTAAAGTAGCTACTGACATGCAAAAAACCGGAGGGGTTTAATGAGCGCTAAGAAACAGAAGAGTCCTGTAGAGTTCGATATGTTCGATCCTTACGCGCCGGACGAAGAAGACATAAGCCTTACAGCCAAGAAGAAATTAGATGAGAAACGCCGTGCTGAAATAGCGCGACGTTGCGCGGTGTACCGTAGAGCCTTTCGCGACGAAGAGCGGAAAGCTGATTTAATGGAGGTCATGCTAGACCTAAGTCAATTCTGCCGTTTGAACCAGAGCACATACATGGCCGACGATAGGGGACATGCGCTGCTCGAAGGGCGACGGGAAGTAGCTCAACGCATTATGGATTTCACGCAACTCGACCATACTGCGTTGTTTAAAAAATATCACGGGTTGCAGTAAAAGGAATATACGATGCCTGAAAATATATCCGGCCAGCCTGACGGCGGGACACCCGGCGTTGCACCTGCTGCGCCAGTTACGGCTCCAGCGGTTGCGCCGGGCGAAGTTACTCCAACCGCGGTTAGCCCCGCACCCCTATTAAATCAAGAAATCCCTGCGGTAGCTCCTCCGGTCGTAGCAGCGCCAGCGGCGGCTCCGGTTACGGGAGAGTTTAAAGCTCCATGGACGGGCGTTGACGGCGTGTACCAGATCGATGGACAGCCTTGGTGGGCTGGTATCAAAGAGGGTCCTGTTCGCGAGCTTATGGAAGCCAAGAGGTACGCTAATCCGGACGAAGCGGCCGTGGCGTATTATAACGCCAATAAGGTTGTGTCTGGAGCCGCGGACGCGGTTATTGTTCCCGCGGCGGATGCGCCACAGGGGCAGTGGGACGCATTTCATGCGAAGATGGGAAGACCTGAAAAGCCCGAAGAATATGTGTTCAAACACGCCGAAGGTATAGAGATTGATCCACGTATGGAAAACTTCGGAAAAGAGTTATTCCACAAACTGGGGCTAAGCCCTGCCCAGGCGCAGAAGGGGGCGGAGGAGTGGAACGCTTTTGCTGGCGCATATCATCAGGACATGATGAACGCGGAGAAGGAACGCAATGAAGTCGAGCTTAATGACCTTACTAGTCGTTGGGCGGGGGACATGGACGCTAACTTAGCCGCGGGACGTAGTGCTATGCAAACCCTTGGCGTGTCTCCAGAATTGGTAGCACGGGTCGAGGAAAGCATAGGAACTGCGGCTGTTGTTGAGTTCTTATCTGTTCTCGGCCAAGCGGCCCCCGAAGGTACGTTCAGAGGCGGCGGTGGCGGTGGCGAAAACGATATCAATAGCATGACCAAAGAGCAAGCTAAAGCTGCCATTGCCAAGATGGAAGCGAGCCCGGAATACCAGGAACAAGCTAACAACAAGAGCCACCCGCTGCACAACGATGCTGTTCTAAGAATGGCAGCTTTGTATGCAAGGGCCTGATTGACAGGATATTAACATTGGTGTAAGGATAGGGGGAGTATAAACGCTCCCCCTTTTCGTGCGGGCCGACATTTGCCGGACACCCCTCTCGCTTCGAAGGGAAATATAACTTCAACCTTGAGAGGGTAAAATGGCAGAAACACTTGCTACATACACCGTTCCCGAATCGCACGTTAAGATGTATACGGCGAACGTCCAAGCTGCACTCGTTAAAAAAGGCAGCATTCTTCGTCCTACGATTTCGCAGGGTTCATACATGGGCGAAAAAGCCCAGGTAGTTAGCTTCCTCGGACCTATCGAGTTCGTAGAGCGTAACACGCCTTATGCGGATACAAAGGTAAGCGAGATCGAGCACACTCAACGCTGGATCAACGGCAACGAATACGATTGCGCAGTCTATGTCGATCGTCTCGATACGCTTAAAATGATCTTCGATCCAACCTCGCCGTACGTAGAACGTATGCGCGAAGCCGCTGCGCGTAAAGAAGACGAGATCATCATGTCTGGTTTCTTTGCTAGCGCTAAGACGGGTAAGGACGGAACGACTTCCACGTCGTACAAAACTACTAACGTAGTCGCTCATGGTAGCGCGGGTATGTCAGTGGCTAAACTTCGCGCGTTGAAGAAGCTCATTAAAAAGCGTCATATCGACACACGTATGGTCAAGCCGTTTATCGCGGTTACGGCTGACGAAGTTGATGCGCTGTTGGGCGAAACCTCTGTCGGCTCTTCTGACTACAACGCGGTTAAAGCGCTTGTGGACGGAGAAGTCGGGTACTTCATGGGCTTCACTTTTGTTCCTTACGAAGACAACGGCGGTGTTCGCACGCTGGCTGCCGCTGACGGTAAGAGTATTCCGTACGCGCTAAGCAGCACGACCCACCGTATGCTTCCTTGCTGGGTTCCTGATGGTATGCATGTTGGTGACTGGGAAGGTTTTATGATTAGTATCGATAAGCTTCCTACCAAGAACTACGTCCAACAGGCGTTCGCTACGTTCACTAAGGGGCGCACGCGTCTTGAGGAGAACAAGGTGTTCGGCATGGAGTGCTTGATCCCTAGCTAGGGGTCTAGCTTCGCAGGACTTTGTAATTTAATCTTTCTGATGAAAGGATAAGAAAATGGCTGTTATAGCATTTACGAGCGCTCAACTCGCCGCGGACTACCGGAAGAATACCCGTGAGGACCACGGTAAAATCCGCGAGGCTTACTTCAAGGTCACAACGACAGAAGCGGGCGATGCCGATTCGACTTTCGATTTGGTTAAACTTCCGCAAGGGTCTCTTCGCATCCTCCCTGGTTTGTCACGGATTTCTGTGTCAGCTCAAGGGGAGGGCCGTACCCTCGATGTAGGCAATCTAGCTTACATTAAGAACGGTTCTGGCGACGAAGAAGCTTACGATGTGGACTCGCTGATCGACGGCCTGGATGTTTCCAGCGCGGTTGCGGGTTCCGCGTTCGGTACGGGTA